CGTTTGAGAACTCAGTCTTCCATCCCGCGATTAAACCGCAGAAGGTCAGGCGTGTGAGCAAACCGCGTACCAACATGCAGAACAATCCCAACAACAGCGAGACGTACCTCGCTCCAAGCCGGCAGTTGCCTGTGCTCAAGACCTGGCAGCGCCCACTACTCACACGGATAACAACCGTGTGCCCCCAAGGTTCCGCCGAACGAAGCGGCCCCGACTGTACAACAAAACTGTGCCGGGCTGGCTAGCTCCGGCGCGCCACTCGAGCAGGGCAACAAAGCTCAAGCAGCGCAAGCGACACGTACCGCATCAGCGAAGCCCGCAGAGGCCGCGCCGACTTCAAAGCCACCCTCCACAACTTCGAGCAGGTCGTAATAACCTTCGATGGAGGCAACAAGCCCGAGAGACTTTGCGAGTTCTGGTTCCTCAAGTTCATCTCCACGAGCGAGTTCGCTTTCAAACCGAGCCAAAATGGTCTGGAAGCGGATGGTTTGGCGGTGAATCCGGTCGTCTGGTTGGTCAACATCGAACGCCCGGTATTCTTCAAATCCGACATCTTCCGGATCCAAGTCTAACGCAAAGACTTCATCCCTTGTAAACTCCGTCTCTTCACGCACGTACTGCTTCCACCGGCCGTACATCACGCTGCAAAACTGCGGAAGCTTCCGCGCAAGTGGGTAGAGGCGCGAGATGATGCCTGGCGCGACCGCCTTGCGGAGCGCGAGAACATCACCCTTGACGGCGGCCTCGATTGCAGCCTTGTTGGTCGAAAACGGCATGACACACAGGTTTCGCTTGAGGTCGGGAGCACAGGCCTCCGTGAGGCCATGCTGATCGACCACGAACTTCCAGCCTGTGAACTCCGCCACCTCGCCCGGCAACCGGTGATACAGCTTGGGCCGATGCCCCAGCTTGACCCAACGCGCGTGCAGGAGCGTGCGAAACCGCTCCGTCATGTTGCGCTCTGGGTCGCCCGGAAACAGGAACGAAAGGGCACTGTCATCTCCTTCCAACATGAACTTAACCCACCGCACGAAACCGTCCACGCACACCACACGTCCGCCTTCGGGTGCCACCAGCTTCGTCGCGTCCTTCCCGCCAATCACCCATGCCCAGCATATCAGGTTAGCGAGAAAGTTCAGAACTGATGTCCCTCGGCAGCCGCTGCGGCGTATAGCGCGAATGGCCGTACGCCAGCACTTCCCCTTCGGGAGGTCCGCGGCTGCAACACGGTCGGCCTCTCCACGCCCCTTGCGGAACGACAAGACCAACGTCTGCAACCGGTTCGACGCCAGACGCGCTGCATCGCAGTCCGGCGAACCCTCTTGAAGAAAGAAATCGCCAACAATCTCCGCCATCTCGTCCATGATGTCATTCTCAATCAAGTCACGCAGGGTCGAGGACATGCACGCATCCCAAGCAGAGCCATCATTCTCGAGGATGGCAACCGGCTGCGGGTCAGCAGAGCCGGG